CATATCTGGCGCTGTGGGAGGAAGGAGCACAAACATCATGACCCAGCGCCATACTTTTACCGGGGCCGTGAATGCCGCGCTGTTCGGTTTCTGTCTTGCGATCGCCGGCGCCGGAGGCGCCGCCCAGGCACAGACCCCCGTTCCGGTTCAACCATGGAGTCTACCGCCATTGCCGGCAGGTGTCGGTCCAGTCGAGAAATTGCTTCAGGTACGGCAGCCCGGCCTTCAACGCCTCCAGCTTGATCATCTCCATCTTGACGGTCATCGGATTCCAGATGTCCATCACGTCTTTCGACAGCTTGGCCAGTTGGGCCGCCTCTCGCTTGGCGGCCTCGGTCGGCGGCTTCAGCTCTGGCATATCCATCAGGTTGATGGAGATGCCGAATTCCTGCAGAAACTTGTTGGCCTGCGCGCGAGCGACGCCGGGGATCGCACCGGAGGCCAGCCACTGCTGCTCCAGCGACTTGGCGTATTTCACGGCGGCGTTGGTGAACTCGGTCGGGTCCATCACGCCGAGAGCATCGATCCAGTTGGCGTCAACGCCCTTGCTGACCAGCTTCTGCCGCAGTTCGGAATTGCTCTTGTAGAGATCGAGCTGCGCGGCTTGGACGCCTTGAAACGTCCTGACCATCATTTCCGCCGAGCCGCCAAACGCCTTCGCCTGATCCTGCGCGTTCTTCAGCTCGGCAAAGCTCATGCCCATGGTCCGCGCCGTGCGGTTCAACTGGTCCATGTCCTTGGCGAGCTTGAAGACCGAGATGCCGTAAGCCGCGACCGCAGCGCCCACGGCCACGACGCTGATGCCGACGCCGATCAGCGCCTGCGTCGAGATCCGGGCGACAGGGGTCAGCGACTTCATGGCCTCGCCGAGACCCTTCACGCCACCCGCCGCGTCGTACAGGCTCAGCGCGATTGCGGGCATTCCCGCAAAGCCCTGCTGCGCCGCCGTCCCCATCTGGCTGAGTGCGCGCCCGGTCTCGGCAGCGTGCCGCTGCATCTCGCGCATCTCTGTGTTCAGAGAGCGCATCTTCGGCTGCGCGTTGTTGATGCCAGTCGCAAAGTTGGTCAGCCCGGCCGTCGCGGAAACCAGCCCGCTCGACATGGTCTGCGCGGTCTGCGTCAGTTGTCCGATCTCGCTGCGGACGCGCTGCAGCCCGACCGACGCGCTGTCTACCAGATTGACTGTAAGGCGTAGCTCTTCAAACTCTGCCATCAGTTTGCCTTCGCAAGCTCCGCTGCGCGCTCGACCGTTGGTCCGCCCATGCGTCTCTCCGTCTCGGTGTTCTTGAATGCGCCGCTGCCGGTGACTTCGACCTTGGTGCCAGCGGGAGCCTCGACATCAGCCTTGAGCCCTCCGGTGATCGTCTGAGCATTGGCAGTCGTTGTCGCCGCGCGATCGAGTGCCGGGCGATCCAGACCCGCTCGCCATCCAGCATAGTTCTTGACGTTTCCAGCGCCGCTGACGCGCCCCGGCTGGTAGAACGACTCGCCGTTGATCTCCTTCGTGAAGTTCATCTCTCGGTTGGCAGTGCGTCGTGCAGCCAAGCCCTGCGAGGCGTTGTCGGTGGCATAGTCGCTGACGTTGCTGCCGCCCAATGCGCCCTTGAGCGATTTGTTCAGGATAGCTGCGTGTGCCGGATTCTCCAGCGCACCGCGCCCCATGTTGCCTTGCGCGTAGTAACCGCCTTCGCCGACCCACTTCGCCTGCGCCGCCAGCGACGTTCCCTTCATCGAGGCGCGGTTCATCATGCTTTCGATCACCGCCTGCGTGCCGATGCCGTGCTTGCCCTGTTCGTTCGCAGCAATGCGCAAGACCTTCTCGCGCAACGCCGGGTTGGCATCCATCTCCGCTTGGAATCTAGCGCGATCGGCAGCGAGCCCGCCGCCCTGCGCGTTGCTCACGGTCTCGCTGGACGTCTCGGCCGGTTTCGCGCCACCAGCAGCGGCGGCGGCAGGACTGGCTGCTGCTGCGGCGGCGGCAGGACTGGCAGCAGCAGCGGCAGCAGCAGGAGACGAGAACAGCCCAAGCGCCCCTCCGCCACCACGACCGCCACCACCTCCGGAGCCGCCGCCCATGATCGACTTGGATTCTTGGCGCTCAAAGAAAGCGTTGAGCCTCGACAGTTGCGACACCAGTGCGCTGGTTTCGGTGACTTGGCTATCGGTCGCGTCGGCCGCCATCGTGGGATCGAAGTCTCTGCGATCCTCGATATTCTCGGAGCGCCGCATCCACGACCAGTCCCGGCCACCCGATGGCTGATAGTCGCCGCCGCCGCCGCTGGACGGGCCGATGTCCGCGAATTTTTGCGCGCCTGCCGTCGCCGGGGCGTGGGTGACAGGTGCCAGATGACGCCGGATCGCCGGGTCGAGGAAATCGACAATGGCGTCCTTGAGCGACTGATCCTCGTTGATCTTGTTGAACGTGTCGATCGGGTGGCTGATGAAGTCGAAGACCAGCTTGATCGTTTTGAAGATACGGGCGACGCCCTGTATCTCGATCTTGATCCGCTCGATGATCTCGTCGGTATGCTTCAGGGCCTCGGCCAGATACGGCAGGCCTACCTTCAAGCCCTCCAGCTCCAGCCTTTCCAGCTTCACGCTCAGCGGATTCCAGACCCCCATCACCTCGGCGCTGAGAACCTTGATCCGCTCCATGTCGGCGACGGCCTCGGGCGAGAGCGGCTTCAGCTCTGGCAGATCGCCAACAGTGACGCCAAACTCACTGGCGAACTGCTCGGCCATCGCCTTGGCTGCGGTGGTGCTCCACCCCTTGTCGGTCAGCGACTTTTCCAGCCGTCCGGCGAAGCTGCGGATCATGTTGAAGGCTTGTCTCGGCTCCGCCGTCGAGAACGCCTTGATCCACTCCTCGCCGACACCCTGCACCAGCAGCTTGTTCTTGAGCTGCGAATTCCTGTTGAACAGGTCGAGCTGGGCTGCCTGAATGCCCTGAAAGTTTCTGGTGACGGTGTCGGCGGACTCGCCCGCCGCCTTGGCCTGATCCTGCGCACCCTTCAGTGTCGCGAAGCTCATCCCCAGCGTCTTCGACGTCTTGTCGAGCGCGTCCATCTCCTTGGCCATTCGGAACACCGAGATGCCATAGGCGACGACAGCGGCCCCGACAGCCGCGACGCCGAGCGAGATGCTGCCGAGCGCGAGCGTTGCCACCCGCGCGGACGGACTGACCGCAGCCATGCCAGCCGCCATCTGACTGACGCCGCGCGATGCGTCCCAGAACGCGATTGCCATGGCGGGCATGCCGCCGAAGCCCTGCTTGGCCAGCATCCCCATCTGACTGACGGCACGGCCTGTGTCGGCAGCGGCGCGCTGCATCTCGCGCATCTGGACGTTCGCGGCCCGGACCTGTGGGGCGGCGGCCTGCGTTGCGTTACCGAAGTTGACGACAGCATTCGTGGATGTCGTCACCGCCGCCGTCATCTGGTTGGTGACGGTGGTGAGCTGACCGAGTTCGGAGCGCAGCCGCTGCAGCCCCGCAGATGCGTTATCTACGAGGCTGACTGTAAGGCGTAGCTCCTCAAACTCAGCCATCGTCCTGCGCTGCCCTCTCGCGTTTCAGTTGATGCGACAGCTCGATGGTTCGCTCCAGATGGATGCGAACCTCGGATAGCGGCATGTCCAGAAATGTCGTCGGCGAAATCTTGTAGAAGTTGGCGAGCCGATAACAATCCAGAACGCCTTCACCTACCAAGCTGTCGGGTCCGGGATAAAAAAACCGCGCAGCCTGTAGGCGCAGGAATTCCAGTCGCGTGGGTCCATCGCCTCGATGAACGGCGGCAGGATGCCGGACAGCGCCGACATCATCGTCGTCATCTTCCGTTCTAGAATGATGACGTCGCCGTCCTGATTGACGTGGCACGGGTTGCCATAGCGGTTGATGTCGCCGCCGGTCGGCTCGCGGAATGTCAGCTCGTGGACGGTCTCGGCTCCCTGCCGCACGCCACGGTGCAGCAGCTTGACCTTGACCGGCCAGACCTCTTTCGGTTGCTCGATCTCCTGCGGCAATTCGTTGTCGATGATTTCGCCGGGTGTCTCGGGGAGCGGCTCACCCTTGACGAACCCCTCCCGGTTGCTTGCCTTGTTCATGCTTTTTCCTTTTGGATGTTTGATCTTATCGCGCCGCCAACTGGACCGGCGCGACCGGCATGTCGATCGCCATCTCCTCGCACCACAGGCCTTCCCAGCGCACGCGCACCTGACCGTCGCGGGCGTTGGCTTCAAGGGCTGCCTTGCACGTTGCGCCGATCAGGCTGTACTGCCAGCCATTGGCGAGCTGCGCGACGACGTTGACATCGGTCGCACCGTCGAGATCTTCCAGCGCGAGCCCGCGCGTGGTCGAGATGTCGCCCTCGATAAAGGGCACGCGCGGCAGCTCCTGATACCCATGCACGCCGTCCTGACCAGCGATCATGGTGCGCTCGACCGGCGACGGCGAGACGGTGAAGTTGCCGCGCAACGCGAGCATGTTCGAACCGACATAAAGGTAGGCGATACCAGCAAATCTCTGGGCCATCGTTCAGACTCCTGATGTGGGGGAAGAAAGGAGGAAGTGGCCCGGACTAGCCGGTGCCACCGGCAGCAAGGCGAACGCCACCAGCGCTGATTTCGCTATCGACGCCGCGATCGTACTGCAGCCTGAACTGCGCCAGCACGGCGAAGACGCGGAGCTGGTTGATCAGGTCCGGCGGGTAGAGCACGTTGACGCGGTTCGGGTTGTTCGGATCGCGTTCGACCAAGAGGTTGTTCTTGAACGACTTGGTGTCCTCGACCAGACCGTTGTACTCATCCTGCCGATATTCGGCGACCAGCTCGGCCTTGATGATGCCGGGCGTGACGATCGCCTGACCGGGGCCGAAGCGGGTGCCGTCGTTGGCCAGCTTGTGCCTCGGGAATTTCGACGTGATCGCCTGCTTCTGATTGCGCAGCAAGCGCGCGAGCGTCGCCAGCGTCGTCACCAGCTCGTAGGCGTCGTCGCCCTGACCATAGAGATTGAGCTGATAGGTCGTGGTCTCCCGCAGGATCATCGGCACGCCTTCGCTGCCCATCTCCTGCGTCGCGATGCCGTAGCCCGCGATCGTATTCAGCTCCATGCGGTTGAAGCGCTCGTGCAACGGTGCCGCCAGAATGCCGTTCAGCGCCAGCGTCTGCAGCGGGCGTGCCGGATCGTTGGTGAGACCGCGCGCAGCCTTCGCGGTGTAGGCCGCCGTCCATTCGTAGACCGGCGACGGGCTCATCAGCTCGACGCCCATGACGGAGGTGACGCCGGAATTCCGGGTCTCGCCAAACAGGATCATGTTGGCGTAGTCGGAGCGCTTGGCCGAGAAGATGTGGCCATAGAGCTGACGCATCCAGCCCCAGCGACCGCTATCGGAGAAACCGTACTCGGTTTCGAACGCCAGCAGCGTGGTGGAGTCGGTGAACGGCAGTGCCACGTATTCGAACAGCCGCTCGCCGAGATTGGTGATCGCGGTGTCGAAGTCTGGCACGCCCGCGCCGCCCGACAGCATACCGCTGCCGGAATAGGCGATGGTGATGCCGGTCGGAAGCTCCTCGCTGCCGATCCTGCCGTAGTAGCTGTCGCGCATGTCGATGTCGTTGCCGCTGGTGCCGAGCCAGTTGCACGTCAGCGTCACTTCGGTCGGACCGCCAACCGACGACACCGGCAGATCGAAGTCATCGTTGATCGCCGCCGAGATCGCGACGTTGATCTCGTTGAGGGTGTCGGCCGCTCCGATGTTCACCGGCACATGGTGGCCGCCGATGTAGAGGTGGATGGTGCCCGCCTCGTGTCCGGTCGGATCGACCGTCACGGTGATGGTGCCCGTCGCAGCGGTGCCGCCGGTCGGCTCGGAAACCGGGAGCGCCCAGACCTCGTGCGAGAAGTTGTTGGCGAAGAATGCCCTGAACATCTGCGAGAGGTGCGAGCCCTGACCAAACTTCTTGTCGGCCTGTGCCTGCGTGCCAATCGGCACCGCGACGTCAGGCTCGGCATCGCCTTCATCGGTCATGATGCCGACGAGCAGCGCGGGCTGGCGGATGGTCCAGATGCCAGCCTTCGACGGATCGACTTCGGCCCAGAACAGCGGCAAACGCCAGTTGGCGGGAATACCAGCAAAACTGATAGGCATGACTACATCTCCTCACTCTGCAGCCACGTCACAGCGCGCTGCGATCACGGGGTTTCGGTTAAGTGGCGGGCTGCTGCTCGGGCTCTGGGTGCCGCCTGTGCTTGCCGTTGGTCGGCTTCGACTGCTCCGGCTGCGGCTCGGGCTGGGGCTTGCTGGCCTCGGCCTGCTCGCGCGGGTTCTTGGTCTCATCGACCTCGGGGCTTTCGGCGGGACCGGGGCCATCGGTCCGTACCGAGCCGTCCGCAATGCGGCGCTTGGTGAAAGCGTCGTTCGGCCATTCGACCGCCTCGTCCAGTGTTTCGCGGAAGCGGATGCCGGGGCCGACTCCGTTGCCGGGATGGCGCAGCGCGCCACGCAGCGCCTCGCTGGCCGCGTAAACCTTGACGGTCTTCGGCGGCCCGTTGATCACGCGCAGGCGCGCGAGCCTCGCCTCACGGATTTTCTTGCGGGGGTTTTCCGCGCGCTGCGGAATTTCTACCTTGGTCTCGACCATCGTCGTTTCCTTTCGTGGTTGCTGCCG